GGAGCCCATACTGCATGAGCTTTTGGACCTCCTCCTCAGTGATCAACCAACGCTGACACAAGAGCAACACCATCGAATCATAGGCAGCGCGCATGGTGTCAAGTGAATCACCCCAACTTGCAGACGCGGTTGATGCTGCCTTTGTGGCCATGATGTCCTCCATGGGTGACTCGCCAATAAGCGGTTGTATCGCAAGGAAAGAGTGGACGGTCGACGTCGGGAACAACCCATTCGGGCCGACAACTGTGTTGTTGAACTCAGCAATGCGTGATGACAGAATCGCTTTGTCCCCAGAGTCGATATGCATGAAAGAGTACAATTGTGCCGGCAAGAAGTTAGCAAAGAATCGCTCAACACTTTCGGCGTTGTGGCGACTCGGTCGGTTCCGAACCGCACCTCTGACAGAGTCATCAGACGTCGTCATGACCTCAAGGTCACTGAGATCAAACGTGATCATTGACATGATTATCTTAAGACCAACGGCAACCACTGTCGTTATCAGCGCAGCCCCGAGTGCACGAATACCTTGTTGCATGTGCATGTAGTTCTTGATGGCGATGCAGGGTTTCCGCTCCTTCCCATGTTCGACTTGGGCAATCTGTATCTCAAGCTTGACATGAGTCTCACCTAGAACAAAATCCTGAGGTGCAACCGTCCACCGGTAGGTATCCATGCGCTGTATTGATGACGACAGTACAAGTGAAGTTGAACCCGTTACGCGTGCGACTGCAAGAGTTGCCAGGCTCATGCACTCTGGGTGCATGTGACCGCAGAAGAACTCTTTATCCTCAGACCGCGTGACACCTTGTTTACGCAGAATGCCACTGAAGACGGTTGCAAATTTCGAGAACTTTTCGGGGTCTTGCATCGCATCCGCTTCCTCAGCATCCGAGTAGACGCTGACCATGCACTCTGACATAAACTGGAAGACGCGCATTGCCATGTACATCTGTGCGATCTCACGATCCTTAGACTTACTATCTTTCGGGTGTATCAGGAACATGTTCACTATGACCGGACCAATGGCCAGCTTGTAACACAGCTGGTAGATTGACAGTGCACCCCCAACGGCATCTAACAATGTTTTTAGATTGTCGGCGACTCGACTTGATTTTATCGGAAACTTGAACGGCTCATCGCTGTGGCGTACCGTGATGGCATGGTGATCACTTAATAGGCCGGTCAGTGTCATTTTTGTTGGGTCCTGTCGCATCCCCGCTAGCAGTGACTTTGACGACAGTGCAGCTAATCCCATGAAGGCAATGTGGTTGTAATGGGGGATCTTCGGCATGCTCGACATGAAGTCTTCGAAGTCACCTTGGCCAAGTTGGCTCTTATGCGCTCGCCTCAGATAGCTAACCTGTTTCTCAAGGCAATCGACTAGTGTGGGCCGTTGTTCAACTTCCATGACCGCACCAGCGACGAGCTTTGCCATACAGGCCTGTGAGTGTTTACACTGTCTCATGTGCCACTGCGTGAATAAGGCCATGTCCTTCTCTATGGCAATGAACCGCATTGGCAAGCCGAAGAGAGGCGTTTTTGACAAATCAGGTACGATACCTGAGCAATAACGCTCGCGAACGACGCGTAGGAAATACGCATCGGGGAAGCTGAGGAAGTTCGTCACGCGCTTTGAAAT